TCCTGTTGTCTCATCAGGCCGTAATCTTTTATGTAATTCTAGTTTACCTGCGACACGACTTTTAGGACTTCTATCAGAAGGTCTCCAACGACATCCTTCTTGAATCATTGTCTCAGCAATACTTGGTCCTATATCACCTCGTCTTGCCCATGTAGAACTATCAAGAACTCCGTATCTTATATTCTCGCCTTGCTCTGCTTCTAAAACTTTTCTAGCAAATATATCTGCTGTAATCTTTTGTGTATATAATTCTCTATAAACAAATATGTTATTATCAAAATCTATTGCAAACCATAAACAACAAGCAGGTGAACTATAACCCCAGTCTGCCGCTCTAAACCTCATCCAGTTTCTAGGGATGTCAAAAGGTTTAACAACATGAAGTTCTTTATTAAATTCAGGAAACGATGAATCTTCAAATGCTTCCCAGTTACCTTCTAAGAATTGTTTTCTTTGAACTTCAGGTAATGATGCTAACATTGCGTAGTAGTCATCTGTCTGCATCAAGTAAGGATTGTCTTGTAACTTTGCAGGTATATATTTTCTTGTAATCTTTTTTACACCTACAGGAGTTTTAATTTCTATTTCAAACTTTGTATTAGGTATTGCAGGGTCAACAAACATTTCTTTTACCCACATCGAACCTACATTTCCAGGATTGCCTGTCGCTCTCATATAGACAGGAATGTCAGGGTCTACACTTCTAAGTGATGAACGTAAGAAATTATAAATATCTTCATTAGGATATTGAGGTAATTCATCTATACCAATCCAAGTGTATGATTGTCCTTGATATCGTAAAACGTCTGTTAAGTTCTCAGCGTAACCAAATTCTATTCTAGCACCTGAAGGAAACTTCCATTCTTTTTCTTGCTCTCTCCATTTAGCACCGGGGTATGCTTTTGAATATAACTGTTGAGAGTGATTAATTAAATCTCTAAGTTCAGGCATTGTTCTACGAATAAGCAATGCTCTGTGTTTTTGTTTGTGGCAAAATCGTAAAGGGTCAACCAACATTGCGTAGGATTTACCACCACCTCTTGCTCCACCATAAAATACTTCTCTTTCACTTGCGGCTAGAAATTGTGTTTGTGGACCATCGTTAGGCTCAAAGATAACTTCTTTATCTTTTAATGCAGCTTTGATATTCGGTGAAGCCTCGTCAATCTTATCTTCTTCAATGATTTGCTTCTTGCCATCAAATACTTGGTCAAGTTCTTTAAGTTTGTTTTTGGTAGCCCAAAAGTTTTTCTGTGCCTTTTCGAGTTCTTTCTTCTTTTCACGAAGCATGTCTGAGGCAGACTTTCTAGCTTTCTTCTCTTTGACTGTAAGAGGAGTGCTAAGGCTAGTTCTTCTTTTTCTACCAAGACTTTTAGGTTTAGGTTCGTCTACCACCCTTTGTGTATAATCCTTTTTAAAACTTCTCGTAATCCCATACCTGTAATTTTTCTACCCGTATGATGTGATAACCATTCAGCAGTTTCTTTATACGTACAATTATTTTCTATAAAGTTTTTTGCTTTATTTATTAATTCCATATGTTCAGGTATCTGTACTAAAACTCTATCGTCTTCTTCTGAAACTTTATACCCTAAAGGAATAACTCTACCTACTCTTTTTCTTGTGATAGGTTTTTCTTCATCCATTATCTTTGGGTGGTAAGATGAAGATTCCGTGTGCGACTTTTGCATTGATATCTACCTTTTCTCTTTTTGCTAGTCCTACTCTATCTAAGATTTGTTTGGCCGCTTCCATTCTAATTGATGCCCCAGGTGTTGAGCCATCTTCTTGTAAAGCGTTAACCATACCCATACTTGCTCTAGGGGCAAAGGCTGCTAGAAGTTTTTCTGCTCTATCAATAATCTCATCCTTTAAACTTTTTAAAGGTGTGTGATAGTCTGCATATCCTGCAATCTCACCTGCTAGTTTAGGGTCTCCTTGTGCTTCACCAAATAAAGCTTCCAAGAAAGTTTGTTGCTTATCTGTTAGTGCAACATCCTTTGTATCATTTTCAGGAACTAACATTTCTAATTTTTTGTAATTTCTTTTCTCTTTTTTCTTGAACCCATTCAGGAGATTTTCTAATCCCTACAGATTCTTCTGCTTGAGCTTCTTTCATACCTTTCCTAGCACTATCTAGTATTTGGTCTCTGCCCTTATGTTCACCTTGAGCAATAAAGGAAAGGTTGGGTGCAGTTATCACCATCTCAATATTTTTATTTCTTAGTGGCTTGGTTCTATCCTGTAAGGGTAGATACTCATCCCAAACCTTTCCAGTTTTTTTATTCCTAAAAGAATAAATTGGCATCTATTTTATTTTCACTTTTTGTGGTTTCTTATCTTCTGGAATATTTTTTTCCAGTATTATTGATAGAATACCATTTTCCATTGTCGCTGATTCACATTCCGTAAACTCTGCGAGTGTAAAAGATTTAGAAAACTTTCTAGAAGATATTCCTTTGTAAACATATTCATTATCTTCTGTTTTTAGTTCTCCGTTAATATTCATTATATTATCCTTGACTTCAATCTCAATGTCGTCTTTACTGAATCCTGCTAATGCTAATTCAATACTCCATTTATTATCATCAAGTTTCTTAATATTATAATGTGGATATCCTTTAACATCTGTTCCTGTAATAGAATCTAATGTGTTAAAGAATGAATCAAACCCTATTGTATAGGGCATATACTTATCTAGTGTAAAAGTCATTTATACCTCCTTGCTTTAAGCTAGATATACTATCTTACTGTGTAAGATTTCGATGACCCGTAAGGCATCATCAAACTTTTGAAACTTTTTTCTTTGGAGTCTGCTTGACTTCCATATTTTTTAATCTTCCTGATTCAATACTGGCATAAAAGAAATTCTTTCCTCTAGCTGTTCCGTATCGCTTTTGAAAATCTGTTAATGTCTTTTTACCTCTTCCTGTTAAAGGCATTTTTACTCCTTATCTATTAGGGTCATAGTATTCTTCCACAGATATAGTTACATCTAAATCCATTCCTGCTTCTATATAGGCTAAGATTTTATCCCCTTCATGCAAATTTAAACTTCCAAAACTACTAAGACTTAAAAGACTATGACCATCCATAGCTACCCCTTTTGCTAAGTAATGATAGCTATTGTCATCACTATGATAAAATTGAACATAGGCTTTCTTTGTAGAATTTGTTCCATTGCTTAATAATAAATATCGAGTAATAGAACTGAAGTTATCGGGTACAGTGTATACAACATCAGCACTACCGTCAGCACTAGTAGAAGTAACTGTAACTGATTCTGTAAAAAATTTACTACTACTAAGGTCAGGCATTAAAGATACTTACTAGGATATCCCCTTTTTAATTTTTTGACTTTTGGGAGGAGATTTTTTACTACCGCTTGGACCTGCCCATAAAACTTTGTTTGCCCAGTAAGCAGCACTTGTTTTACCTTTTTTAATATTAGCACCATGCCTTGCTTTAAATGATTTCCTAGCTTCTGCAGAATAGTTATGACCCATAGAAGAGTCACCGAAGCGAATAAGTCTGGGCTTCCCGTTCTCGAGTATACCGACTTTACCTTTCTTACCACCTTCTGTAGTCCTAACGGGATTGTTAAAACTTTTGAGATTATGTTTTGATAAAAAATTCTTTTTCTTTTCTGCATCAGAGAGAGCCATTACTTTTTCTTTTTAGCAGGTTTCTTTGGTTTCATTTTACCTACAGCTACCATGACTACAGTTTTGCTGTTAGGCTTCTTTCCTTTTTTTGGTTTACTTCCGTACATTACATATTCTCCTTATAGGATGTTACACCCATAAACTTCTTATCTGTTGGCTTTCTAAGACCTTGTACCTTTTTCATGATTTCAGGTTTCTTTACAGCCTTTGCTTTTTTATCTTTATTCATTGAAGTTTGAATAGCCATACCTCTATTCTTCTCATAACTTGAGAGTTTGTTATCTTTATTCAAATCTGCTTTTTGTTTATTTAATTCCATAACGCACCTGCAATCACTAATACGACTACAGCACAAATGAATATCTTAGCGTTCTTGCTAAGGCCGTTCCATTTTTCTAATAGTTTCTCTTTCATTATACCCTCCTGTACTTTCGTACCTTTTGTGCAACACTCTTAGGTTGCTTTACAAACTGTTTACCTTCCTTTGTTCCTTTACGCTTTGCTTTTGTTGTTGATGCGTATTCTTGTGGACTGAGACTTTTGATGGCTTTCTCTGGTAGATACCTCTCTCCTGTCTTGGAAGAAGGCTTTCCAGACTTTGTTCGCCACTTCTGTTTTGTCCAAGCCTTCAGGCTCTTTTGACTTTTTGCTAATGCCATTACTTTCCTTGTCCACGATATTTTTTATAGCTACGTCTCTTGTGTTTATTCATTGATGACATCTTTGTCTTACCATTACCTATGCTTGTTCTCTTAGGTATATGGATTAATACAGAACTATTGCTGTATGTACTACTTTTTGCCATCTATTGTTATTTTAATTTTGGGAATCTTTTTAATAAAATCTCTTCTTAGTCTAATGTTCAGCATTTTATTCAAACATTTCTTGTTATAGAAGTTTTGTAGCTGATACATGAGTTCCATTAGTTTAGCATCGGACTTATTGTGGCTAATAAACAGGATATCTTTGTGGGATATCTTTAAATCTGTAGTATTAGAGCCAAAATAATTATCAAAATGTACACCAGATTTGGATGTAACACCGATATAGAACTCACCTGTTTCATAATGTGTTTTATAAACTTTGTAAAGGGGCTTCTTTGGCAAATAGTTTGTTTATTTATAACCACCACCAGCTTTCTTATACGAAGATGCTAGTAGTTGGGCCTTTCTGGCAGACCACTGCCCAGGTTTTCCACCCTTTGAACCTGATTTAATTCTGTTAAACAAATTCTTTCTCATTGTAGGCTTGGTATAGTTACCTG